AGAAACGACAGTGGTAGATTTACCTGACTGTCTGGGCATTTTGCAGATATTAAACCTATGTTCATGGAAATTCTTGATTAGTTTTTCTTGAAACTTGTACATATCAAATGGCACAAGACCTTGGTCAAGAGAAACAATTTTTATATAATTTTTAGTAAAATAAACAGGATCTTTTTGGCACTTAATATATTCCTCAATTTCTTTTGAGGTAAACTCTATTGGTGTATTTGCTTTTTTTAGAAGAGGATTGCCTAAATATTGATCACTCATTATATATCATTTTTTAATATATTCTAAACCTAAATTTGTTAGGGTTTCCTGTTGTTTTAAAAACAATTTGATATAACATTTTGCCGTATTTTTAATCAATTCTATATCATCACATACATTTAATTCTCTAGAAATTTTTTCATATTCAAAAATCTTAGAAAGATTTTCAAGTTCAATTTCATTTGGATTCATAACTTTTCTCCTGAAAATAATAGTGGTTGAGTTGGATCTCTCATTGAAGGATAGAAACTCAACACGAGTGCATTTGGATATATTTTTCTTACTTCGGTCGTAACTTCTAACTTAGAAGGTCTTGTAAATTGAGGAAAGAACATTTGTTTCATTAAAGTTTTTCCTCTCCAATTTAAAACTATAGTATAAGTTGTTCCTCTTGTTTGTATTCTAGTATATTCTTCCTCAACGGGAACACAATTTGGAACCATTTTTTTTCCTTTTTTCTTTAATCCTTTTTGGGCATATCCAGACCAACAAGATTCTTCAACTTCAGACTTAGGTTTTTTTCCTTTCTTTTTCATAGAAATTGCAATTGCTGCTTGTTGAGCAAGATTTACTGCCTCTGATTTAATTCCCCAATTATCAGCACCAACTTTTCTACACTTTACTAAAGCACCAGAAGCATAAGCACTTGGCCACACTTTAAATCTTGATTTTACTTTATGATAGCAGGCATCTTTTTTTCCACTACCTTTTCCTTGTTTATCTTTAACTTCTTGTAAATCTATTTCTTCAGTTCTAACATTTGTTGGTTTTTCTCCGCCCGACTTTTCTGGTTGATTGGGGTCCAACCGATTTTTTCTTCTTCTTGCTGCTTCTTCCTCTTTTGCAGTTAAGTTTTTTTTCATTTTAGAACTTCCACATTTAGGCGTTGAAGTTTGTCCTGCCTGACGAGCACAAGGTTTGCCAGACCATTTTCCTCCAAGTTGAACCCATCCTTTTTTTCCACTGGAAGATTTTGATTTATTAAACCAATCGTGGAGTCCTTCGTCCCCAGATTTAGTTTCCTCGTTTAATTCTTTAATCCAATCATCTGGAGTTTTTTGATGTTTATCAACAAATGCGTTATGAAGTTGTTTTGCAGTTATATTATTCTCTTTCATAATATTTCTCATTAATTTATCAATAGAATCATAAGACATATTATTTAATTTTTTAAGACCTTCTTCAAGTTCTTTTACAGCATTTAAATAGCAAGATTTATTTCCATGAATTGGGCAGTGAGTTCCTTCTTTTGTTTTATTACAAGATTTTGAGGTTTCACTAATAAATTGCTTAAATGTTTTCATCTAAATGTTTTTGATTATTTATTATCCATTAATCCTTTCTTTAAAAGTTTTTGAAGTTCTGCTGTAGAACCAACAAAAAGAGCATTTGTGACATTTTTTGGTCCTTTCACATCTTCTTCTTTTAATTTTTTCATTTTTTGTTGAAGATCAATTAACTTATCTGTAACTTCTGAAACACTTTTAATTAATTGACCAGCAACTTCAAAATCTCTTGCTTTTTCAGTATTCTGTGCTATTTCTAACATATTACTAATTGCTTCATTTCCTTTTTCTACTAAAGAATAAAGAACTGCTCTTGTATATTCCGAATCAACTTCTATTGGATTATTTTTTTGAACTTTTGATAATTCTTTTTTTATCTTTGGTAAAATTTCTTTGGATATAGAAGAAGATTCTATATCCAAAGCATCATCTATACTTTTAAAATCATTTTTCATAATTCCACATCAATACCTTTTGTTGGACTATAGACTTTTCCATCAGAAAAATCAAAAAGATTTTCTTCAAACCCAAAATCATCTCCATAATTAATTAATTCTGAATCGGCATTATTTACCAAATTAATTGGATCACCAATATTATGGGAATAAATTTTAGACCCATCTTGTCCTCTTTTTACGGTAATTGTATTTCCTGAAATCTTTTCTATGAACATTTCTTCATCGCCTATGGCAATATATGAATTTTCTTCAAGAGAAATTGTAGAAGAAACCTCAAATTGAGTTATTAATTCATCAATATCTTGCGATAAGAAAGAACTTTCATCATTATTATAATCTTTTATTGCCCTTGGTGTTGATGTATATCTTAATTCTCTTCTTGAATTTACTTTATCAGTACTGGTATAATAATCAACTTGAACTTTTTTGATGAGACCTTCTGTACTATCAGCAATAGGTCCAAAGAGATAAGTTTTTGCTGTAAAATTAATTGTATAAATTAAATTTCTTCTTTCTTCATAATTTCCTTCATAATTATCTGACATTTGTATTCCTTCAATAATTATTGGAATATCTCTTTTTTCTCCAATTGAATCAACTAAATCTACAGTTAAATTAAAGTGAGGTTGAAAATATGGAAGAATTTGTTCAATAATCTGAAGCATATCATCATTTAATTTTGTTATAATATTTAATTCAAATCCAATAGTATAAGGAACAGGCATATAAACTTGTATAGCATTTCCATTGGAAATATTGGTTGTATTAAAAGTTTGCATAGTAGAAACTTTTCTACTTCCATCATATCTTATGCTGTTCATCTCAAAAGACATTCTTGGAAGAGTTATTGCAACTCTCTTTCTTAAGTCTGGCTTTTGTTCAATTCTAGCTAAAAATTTCTGAATTGGGCCATATGAAATTGGAACTTTAATCTCACTTGCTGTAGATCCATTTTCATCTTTATGATAGATGTAAATATTATTAAATAATGAGCCAAATGCTACTATTGTTTTTCTTATAATTTGATGATAATAATATTTTCCAAGCATAATAGTAAGCCTTTATAATTATTTAGAACTCAGCAAAGGGATTTTTCTCCGAAAAATCTAATATATTGTATGATTCTTCTTCAATATCCTTATTTTCATTATATTTATCATAAAGATTATCAGTTTCTATTGAAAAAACTTTATAAGATGCATTAGATCCTCTGGAAGTTGTGCCCATTCCAACGATAGTTTCTCCAAGTACAAATGAACCATCTACAATAGAAACTTTAAGTGTTTTAGTATCATAATCCCATTCTTTTACTCTAGCAGTTGTTTTTGTGGAAGTTCCAGTGACAATTTCATTGAAAATATAATTTCCAGTTGAAATTCCAATAGGAGAAGAAACTGCAATTTGTGGAGGATTAATATAACCAGTTCCAGCATTTGAATATGCTACTGTTGAAACAATTCCAGAAGAACTTAAAAATGCCTCTATTGCTGCAGTTGTTCCACTTGGAGGCGAATCTACATATACAAATGGAGTTGTGGAATACCCTACTCCACCATTTGTTATGCTAATTGGTCCAAGAACTCCTTCACCTAAAACTGCAGTTGCAATTCCTCCAGAACCACTTGAGCTATTAATAGTTATAGTTGGAGGTTGAGTATAACCTATACCAGGATTAGTAACAAGAATTTTTTTAATTGACGCCCCAATTCTTCCAACTGGGTTTGTCATTATTGCTAATGCAGTTGCTGTAATTCCGTTTCCTCCATTTGGAGGAGAAATTAAAATTTTTGGAGTTGTTAAATATCCACTTCCATCATTAATTAAATCAATAAATTGCACTGATTTTGGTGATGTTGAGGGGTATTGATTGGATGCTAAATTTGTTTCTAAAGTTGCAGTATAACTTGATAAATTATCAACCATAGAAATTGTAGCAATATATCCAAATTCTTTTACTGATTCATCCACTTCTTTTATAGATGTGTCAATAATTTCATCTTCATATTCAAATACTTCGCATCTCAATTCATAAACATAAAGATTGTTCAATTGATAGAAAGGTCTCTTCCCTTCAACATATTTTATTTCAAATAAAGTGTTATCCAAAGGAAGATATATTAAATCTCCTTCTTCTGGTCTAATTGATGTTATAATGTCTGGTTGATTTAATAAAAATGGAGAAATAAAATCTTCAAATCTTTCCTTTGAAATGATAAAAGTTATTTCATCAGTAGTTCTTACTCCAAATTTTGAAAGAATGTCACCTTGACCTCCAAATCCTTCAACATTTGTAATATATGCTTCTAATCTAAAACTATCATCAAATTGTGAAAGAATTTCTTCTTTAATGATTGAAGATTTTTTTATAAATTTTCTTGGCATATAAAAAACGTCTTGTCCGAACATTTTTAATTGTTCATTTACAAGATCTTGCATTAATCTTTGTTCTGAAGGAGAACCATTTAAAAAATAAGAATTTAACGGAGACATATTATGCGATGAGATCTAATGGAGGCAGTTCATATTCATTCTTAAGTTGATACTCTATTTTTTCAATTTCATTTAATGCATCTTGATATATTTTTTCTCCATTTAATGTTATGCCTCCTGGCAATTGAACATTATTATATTTTGTTAAATTTTGTCCCCATTGTTTTTTGATAAGAGCAGTTAAATAATTTTTTAACCACCAATCATTATAAATTGCTGGAGCATCTGCTGGGTATAAAATTCTATAACAGTCAATAATTATATATTGATCGCTCATTTGCTGCCAATCAACATCAATATACAATCTATGATTTTTTTTATTAAATCTTAATTGAACATCTGGAGTTATAATTCTACTAATATCTTCCAAATATTCTTTTACCATCGCATAATTTAATAAATCCAAAGCTCCATAATAATAAAGATCATTAAGAAAAAGTTGATATTTAATATTGAAAAGACCACTGGAAATGGTACTTGCATCCATTTTAAAAATACTATTAACCCCTATTATAGTATCTGGAAGGGGTATAAAATTTTGTGCTTCTACGTAATTTGATGTAGTTACTCCAACTGGAGAATTTGCGCTAGTTGGTGATGTAGAATTTCTAAAAGTATTAATTTCACTTGCTAGTATTTTATGCTTCAAAAATACTCTTTCTATTCCGTCAAAATGTCTTTCTTGAAAATATTGCAAAGCATCATCTAATCTATCATTAAGTTGATCTTCATCAACATTTATTTCTATAACAGGAAATCCAAGTTTCCTTAAACAATAATCAATTAATCCTTGGCGACTATTTACTTGTGACATTTTGAACCTCTTTTTCTGCTTAACTTGTTGTTATTCCTGCAGTCACCAAAGCACTTCCTTCAACTACTCTCGTTTTTTTTGAACCATCATCAAGAAGAATATCATAAACATATCTTCCAGATTTTAATTTTGAAGTTGCTGTAGAACCAAGAGATATTGTAACTTGTCCAAGATTGTTATTGGGGAAAGAAACTTCAAATTGTGCTGCTATACTATTTGTTTCTGCACTTTTCTTTAAGAAAGAGGCACCAGTATAATTTTCTAAATTTATTGGGGAATTGCTTTCATTGCTTTCAAGAAAAAAATTCTGCTCAAAATCAGCACCGCTTGGAATAGTAATATTTACTACATATACTGACATTATTAAAAAAATAAATTTATTCTTATGTATTTATGATTTATTATTAATTAAATTTGAGATTAGTGATTTTAATTCTCTTACTTCATTTTTTAAATAGTCAATTTCATTTTTTTCATCTAATATTTTTTTAGATGCTCTAATATATTCATCATATTGATAATCATTGCAATTTATAATTGCATTTGTTTTTTCATCTCTAAATAAACCCTTATGTCCTTCTACTGGTATCATATTGTTGCAATTACTCTTAGGTCTCTTATTTTTGGAACAAATGATTGATTTGTGCCAGTCATTATAATTTTAATTTGGAAACCATTAAACAAGGAAAGATTTTTGGCATTAAATTCATAATTTGCAAAATCATTTGGATCTGTTGATGGATTTACAAATCTATCTGATTTTCCATTATTATTTGAAAGATTGATAATATTTCCATTTTTATCTAAATTATCATAACCAGGGAATAATTCATAAAGCTGCTGATCATCTGGTGTGTCGTTTCTAAACAACCTATAAAGAACTCTAATATCATTTGTAGAATGTCTAAAGGCATCAAAAATAACCTTTAATCCATTTGCAGATTTTTCTAATTTTACTTTTTTAGAAACATAAATTGAAGAATTTGGATCTTCAGACAAACTATTTACTCTAGGATCAGAATTAAAATTAGAAATAGGATTATTAATTCTGTTCATCACTAAAATAGTACTAACTCTATCCAAATCTATCATTGGTGAAACTTTAGAATCATTTGTGGATAATATCATTTCTAAAGTTAATGATTTTTTTCCTGGATATACAGTTGAATCTAAGTATTGATTTTCATTTTCTTTTGATAGGACACCTCTTGACGAGCCTAAAATATTATTTGAATTTAATGTAATTTTTTCAAATCCTTGATCAAGATAAGGTGATTCTTCTCCATTTACACTTGTAGCAGAAATAGTTCTAATTTTTGAAGTTATTGTTGTTGTTTCTGGTAAAATTGTTTGAATAATTGGTTTTACTACATTAAAAGTAATATTTTGAGTGGATTTTGGTCCGGTTAAAGACGAGGATTGCGGGCCAGAAGATAGATAAGATCCTCCAGTTTTTTTATCTCTAAAGAATAATTCTGGGAAATTATTTGCATTTCCATATGTTCTATCAACTCCATTTAAAGAAGTATTAATTTTTATATGATAATCATCAATTCCGATTGGATATTTATTTAAATCAGTGTCAATAAACGAATGTGTTTTATTAATTCTTCTTAATGAAATACCATTAAACTCATATTTAAAAACCAAATTGTTTTTATTATGCTGAGAAGGAATAGTATTGTCAATTCCTCTTGTAATTCCTGTAAGCAAATTGGAATTAATATCTATACCTGTGTAAGAAATTATTTCACTACCTATTAAAATATATCCAGGATTTATTGCACTTACTGGAATATTTTCAAAATCTTTAAAGTTATCAATTGAATTTAAAATTATTGAATCATTTGTTGTAGAGACATAATCTGAATTTAATGTAGATGGAGTGATATCACTTTCCATTCCACTTAATCTTACTTTATTAAGACTTGAATACATTCCGTGATTTTTATGGAATACTTTAAAATGTAATCCATCAGTTAAACTATTTACATAAGAAACTATAGCACCAGTAATTACTTGTGATCCAGTAGAATTAGTACTAATAATATTATCAGTATAATTTTGATTTAAGGTCCCTTGCGAATTGACAATTATTAATGAATTATAAGCGGAAATTATTCCAACAGTATTTGGTATTGAAAGAATTAAATTATTTCCAAATCCTCCAGTATCATAAGAAGAAACAGTTAAAGTATCTCCATATGCATATCCAGATCCTCCGACTGAGACAGTTGCAGCAACTGATACACCATTATTAATTGATAAATCAACTTTTGCTCCAGATCCATTTCCAGATAAAGATATTAAATTAATATTTGAATATGTTATAGCAGAATTAACAAATCCTGTACCTGGGTTTGTAATTGTTAAAGAGCTATTAATTCCTATTGAACCAACAATAGATTTTAAATTTCCTTTAAAATTTAAATTATTTTGTTGAGTTATTGTATTTCCTATAATTAAATTGGAAAGATTTGCATTAGTTAAAGTATTTCCCAATCCAACTAATAATGATTTTGAATACGCAGAAATTGGATTTGATTTTAACGAAACGATTTGATTATTTCCAATACCTAAATCTGGATTATAAAATCTAATAGAAGAAGGAGAAGTTACAAAATCTGCCCTATAAAGAACAAATTTTAAATCTTCAAGTTGGCTTGGATCCCAAGTTGATCCATTTTGAGATTTAAATAAAGATCCAAGAGTTGGTTGTTGAGATACAATAATTTTTTCAGAATCAGGTTTATTTAAAGTTGAAATATCAACTTCTCCCATTCTGGAAATCCAAACATTATAAAGATTTGATGCAGAAAGTAAAACTATTGCATAAGAATTTCCACTTTCAAGATATATTGGTGATGAAAATGTAAAGGTCGTTGGAATAGAAGCATCAGAAGATGTTAAAACACTATTTGGATCTAAAATTACCTCTCCAAATGGAAGAATAGTTTGTGTTGGAATTCCATTCTGCATTGTTCTAATTTGCAGAGTCACTGGAAGATTGCTATCTTTTGTATTAAAGAAAATATCACATTTTGTAATAAAAACTCCGTTGGGATCAGTAACCTCAAATGATTCGGCAAGCGGATCTACCCATCTTGTTTGAGTTGTGGTTCTAAATGAATTTGTAGTATTTGCAACTATTCTAGTATCAGTGTCTGTAATAGTTTTTTGATCTGATACTGAATTTCTTTCTATAGTTGCATTTTTAATTCTTAAAGTAGAAGATTCAATATTATCTAAAGTTCCACTAGAAGTAAAATTGGCCTCGGCAGAACTTTCAGAAATTCCTACAATTGATGAATTTGTTGAACTTGTTGTCAATAAAAATGTTTTATTCCCTGTCTGAAAAGTTGGAGTTGATGGAAGAATTGGATCTGGAATAAAGAAAGAACCAATAAAAGTTCCAGATGAATCACTAATTAATCTCAAATCTGAAATAGTAGCTACTGCTCCACTAGATTGCCCAACAAGTTTCATTCCAACAGCAACAAATCCAAAAAATTCAGATAAAGAATTTAAACCTAAGCTTGAAATATCAATATTTAAAATAGTAGTAGTTGATGAATAAGAACTTGAAAGTGAATTTGAAGGTTGATAAGGATTTTGAGTATAAACCTCAGAAGGATTATTGTATGGACCATATTTATGGTTTTGTTTAGCAAGTCTAAATCTTATAGAAGAAGACCCAAGAATACCAATAACAATTTCGGAATCAATAAACGATCCGCTTACCATATTAATTTCTAATAATTTTGGAATTACGTAAGAAGTTACATCAACATTGTCAAAAAATGCATAAAATTTTGTCTGGGGCTTTAATCTTCTTGCAATAACTTCAATGTTTCTTGATCTCATTGTAGTTATTATTTCTCTGGAGACTACTCTATCACCAAGACTAGCATTATCGTATCTTGATTTTACAGAATATTGAATTCCTTGTCTTGTTTGTTTTGAAGTGGTTGTTACAGTTTGATTGTTAAATGTAGTAGTAGTATCACGATATTGTTCAGTATTGACTTGACTTTGCTTCATAACTCCATCTGGAGCACGAGATGCGTGAAGTGCAGAAGTAGCAACCCAACCAGTTTCTGAAATTAATGAAGATTGATTGAATTGCCCTAAAACTGGTCCTTGTGATATGGAAGTTCCACTCCAATTTGTTTCCCAAGAACCCCAATCAATTGGAGAAAGTCCAGTATTTGTATCTACGCCAAGCTGTTGAATTGCAGAAGAATATGAACCCTCTACATCAATAGTTCTTTCTGTTTTTCTTGTATCAATCCAAGTATCACTTTCTGGATTTAATTTAATAGTTCCAATCCAATTTATAGTATTAAAAGGATTTACGTTTTCTACTCTAGTGGCAAAATTATTTTTTGTGTATTCAACAGTATTATAATTTAACGATATAACATTTCCTGTTTTTTTAATGTTTGATGATCCAAAATCATTAACAAAATTTATATCAACATTTGCATTTGCTGTTGTTCCTATGCCTATTATGGATTCAGACCCAAGAATTAAATCAATAGACGTAGAATATGGTTGGGGTCTTAAAATACCGTTAGAAACATCAACACTTGTTTTATAATTAACATTTGCTATATCTCCACCATAAATTGATCTAAAATTATCAACAAAAAATCCACATTTAAATCTATCAAGCTGTGTTTGTGGATCTCTAATTGTTAAGTTTTGAGTGTCTGTTTCAAGCAAAGAAAGAGAAGTGAAATATTCAACATTTGAAAGCCTATCTTCCAAAGTTGAAATGTCTTTCATAGTATATCTTTTGTGTGTAGATACAATAATATTTGCATCTTTTACATTATAAAGATATGCTGGATAATAAATTGTTGCAATTTCTAAAGCATTATTTAAACTATCTGGAATTTTAGGAGTTAGCGAAGAAACTCCTTTACTAATTGAAAATGTACCATCCTTTGAAAGAAAAAGTTTATCAATTCTTGATAAGTAAAAAGAATATGAAAGATTTATATTTTTATTATTGGCAAATATATTTTTTGAAGAATTTTGATTTATATTAAATATTCTTGATTGATATTCAAAGGGAGATCTATTTCCAGTGTATGAATTGACTCTTGGTCTTACATCAATAATATCTGTAACTCTATTTCCATTTATTGATGCTATGTTCTCTCCATATCTAATACTATCATATGAATTTGCCCCAACAAAATCTCCATTATCAGTTGGGTCTATACTATAATAATTATAGATTATTTTTAATGCCTTAGTAGGTGCAGATACATTCTGATTTCTTATTATTCTTGAAAAATCTAAAAATTCATTTCTTTGCCCATTATCAAATACAAATGAGTTTTTAATATCAAAATCGCCAACTTCTACAGAATAAACAAATGCTGTTAGTTTTGATTCTTCAAATGTTATTTGTTCTCCTTGAATAAATCTATTTTCATTGACATAAACAATTTCAATTTGATTTGCTATTTGATTATTTGTTAATACAGCAACAGAATTGCTTGTTGTTCCTATAATTCTTTCACCAATAATTGAATTTAAAAGATTGGAACTTAAGTTATTTAAATTCAGTTTTGGTAAAGAAGGGTCTGTCGTAGTTGGTGATTCAAACACTCCAAGAACGGATTCTACATCACATACATTCAAAGAAATTTGATCATCTTGAACACGAGTTCCATAAACATTACTATAAGTCAATCCATCATTTAATGTTGTTGATCCAATCCCAGATAAAGAGGAAGAAGAATTATTAATTACTAGTGATGCGCATCTATTGTATATTTTTTTACGAGTAGATGCTTTTATTTTTTTGTAAGTTACAGTTAAAGTTGCTTGTCCGCTAGATACGCTTAAATTCTGTAAAGTAATGGTTCTTCCAGAAACAGTAAGATTTTGATCAGTTAAAGTTTCTACAATTCCAGAGGAATTATAAGTCAAATTATAATTTTCTATGGCAAATGGTTCTAAAGTTAAATTCGGATCAGTTTCTAAAGTATTACTATAAGAATTTGAAGAAATAGTAATAATATAAGATTTTTTGAATAATAATTCAGATGATGTTAAATCCAAATTTGAAATATTGTTATATCTTAAATTTGAATATAAAAATGCTCTAGAAGTATTTAAAACTTGGAGAGAAACTTTATTCACACCACTAATAGTTGGTATTTGTGATGTTGGAAGGTCGCCATCACAAACATTAGAGACATCTGTTGTTGAAACAATACCTATTGAATTAAGTGATGGAGATATAAAAGAAACTTTATTATAAGTTGGTACAGTTTGACCTGGTTTTGTATATGAAATTATATCTCCTACCTTTAATTTTGCATAAAAATTATCAGCAGAAGCAGTTATTGCGCTAACTCCAGCACTTTGAGCAGAAATTGTAAATTGTGTTCCAGCATCTGCAATATAAATGGTATTAGATAAAACTGGATCGGCGGTAAAAGTTCCTAAACCAGAAATACCTTCGTTTGCAACTATTTGATGAACATCTGAAAGATTGTAATCAATTACATTGGAAATTGATCTATTTTCTCCCAATCCACTAATTTGCTCTCCAACCGAAAAAGAACCAGATACTTGATATAAAGTTAAAGTATTTGAATTTGTTATATTATTAAGTAAATAACCAGTTGCTCCACTATTTTGTCCTTTGATAAAAGCAGGAGCAAATTTAGTTATTGATGAATTTATTACTAAAGTTGTATATGTTTGAATATCATAAAGAGAACATCTAATAGTTGTTGTATTATCTTCATAATTTGATGAATCAAAACTTAAATCATAAACTCTAGCAACTCCAATTTGAGTGCCAGAACTTACTCCAGGAATCTTTGTCCTTTCATTATATAATTTTACTTCAGAAGTTGCTCCAAAACCTACTGGAACAGATCCGTAAATATTGTTTAATTCTATTTGTTTTCCAATATTAAATGGAACATATTCATTATAAATTTTATCAGTATCTCTTGGTTTTTCTGCATCAATAATAGTAGTGCTTATTGTTTCAATTTCGTAACCTCTAACATAAGCTTTTCCCGGACTTATTGATAAACAGGCAAGATTATTTGATGGTATATTTCCCTGTTTTGTTTGTTGATTATTATTGTAAATTCCATTATTCCCAGTTTTATTATTAAGTGACTCTTTGAGTTCTACTGAAAATGGTCTTACATAATAATCGCCAGATTGATCATATGCCCTTCTTGCAATCTCATCTTCAATAATATTGTATTGTGTATCCTTTACAAATTTTTGAATTATACCATTTTCTACTCTAAGTAATTCAATAAAATTTTGATCATTAAAATCAGATATTGATTTTTTAATCAAAGTAGCAGTAATTTTTAATCTATCAGCTCCATCTGCAGCAAAATTAGAAAATCCATTTGCATTATCAAAGAGATCTGGATATTCATTTGATGCTATTGCTATTTCTTCATTGATAAGCAAACCTACTCTATATGAAGGAGTATTTGTATATGCATCTAAAATTACTGTTTGTGCTGGAATTGATACGAAAAAACCTCTTATAAAATAAACACCATCAGCAATTTTAGCCGCAGATCCAACTGAAGTTGAATTGGTGATAATTGAAGTAGCAACAGAAGTATTTGCTTTAATTGTAGATAACGAATAAGTTATGTCTTGTAGAGTTATTAAATTTTCTCCATCAACAAAAGTTTTTGTAGTAAAATTAGTATCACTAGAACTTTGATATTTTATAAACAAGGTGTAATTAGTTACATTATCTTCAATTGGGCTATAATAATTTTCTACTTTTGCAGTAACCCCACTAATTTCTCCCTTTAAAGTTACTCCTATAAGATTGTCAATATATGTTGATATTGGAATTCCAGCAAATGAATCATTTATTTGTACAGAAGTATATTCCGATTCATAAGCTATTTGTCCAGGAATAACTACAGAACCTTCTTTAAAAAAATGATTACCAAATTGTTCAATTTGATCTTGAAGAATTGACTGTAAGGTCGTTAATTCTCTTGCTTGTATTGGAGTTGCAGGTTTAAATAATACCTTGTTATAATTATTTGACCTATTAAAGTCATCAAAATATGGAGAAACGTTTAAATTAGTATTCTGAGGCATTTTTCTTTAAAACTCCAATACAATTTTAATATCTTCTTTTTGGCTAGGTGACAGGGGAACTGCTGTTATATTATCTATGTAAATAATTTCACCTGATTTTTTATTATATTCTGCTGATGCAATCCCAGAATTAAATACTAATCCCAATTGATATGTATTATTATTTATTACTACATTTTTTCCATTAAAGGTGTTATCAATACTTAATTCTGGTCCAATCCTAGTTGAACTATCAGAATGAACTATTAAATCTCCTCCAAAACCTGGAGAAGAAGTAAATTCATTAATAGTATAATTGACATAAGATGTTGCCAGACCTGCAGGTTGATAATATTTTAAAACCCCAGTAATTGAATCCCAAGAAGCAACAAACCCAATAGCAGTTGAACCAAAACCTACTGTTTGAGTAATAATAGAATCTAATCCATAAGTTGTTTCTGTAGTAACTCCTGATAATTTTAATGCTTTTAATCCACTAACTTCAGAATCAGTTAATAATTCTACATCACTTCCAATAACAGTTGGATTTTTTATAATTCCAACTCTTCCAAAATCATTTACATCAATTGTATCTGGATCTTGTATATTTTTTTGAAACCTGGAATAAACTAAAACTCTGTATGTCCCAAGTTCTCTATAAATATCATAACCGTGTCCTCCTTTTGGAGGAATAATAACATCAAAAGTTGCTAAAGTTCCTGTATTAGACAAAGATGAGGGAATACCCAATCCTCCAGGAACAAAATTAATTGTTCCTTTTGTATATCCAGATCCACCATTTGTTATGAATACGTCAGATACTGCTCCATTAGAATCAACCGTTACTGTTGCAGTAGCACCTTTACCATCTCCTAAAATTGGTATATTTGGAAAAGATCTTGGTAATGATTGGCTAGATTGATATCCGCTACCTCTATTAGTAACAGTAGCAGTATAAAGTTTTCCATCAATAGCATTATTTTTTATAGTAATACTTTCTCCATCTAATCCCCAATTTTCTGGAACGGGAATGTATTCTATAGAATCAAATTTAACAATTTGGGATGGTTTAATAGTATAAAGATATTTCCAAATATATCCATCACCACTAGTTCCCGCAGGTCTTGGTTCTAAATCAACAAATTCTGGTTGATCAAATGATGGCTTTCCATTTGGATTATCAGGATCTGTTCCGTTATTTAAACAAATATAAACTTGAAGATTTTCATTAATAATATAATAATTTGAATCATATAATCTTGGTTTGTTAGTAACTTTTGTCAAATTGTAAATAGTATAATCATTTCTATACATATCATAAATTGTTCCAGGAACCCATTGCACTTTCCTGACAACTCTATTTACATCCAAAGAAGTAACTTTTTTTAACGAAATTATAGTTTCTTTAATTCTATTTTCTTCATAAAATCCATCAAGTGGAGGAGTTGGCCAATTTGTAGGAGAACCTCCCGCTAAAGGATTTGTGCTATTTGGTTGGCCAATAAAGATATAGTAATTGTTTGAAGTAGATCCAACAGAAACAAGACTTTTTGTGAAAGTCTCTGCATTCATAATTCTAAATTGATCTGATATAATTGCAGGCATTTTATGAAATACTTTTTTTTATTTATTCTCAAATTAAACTAAGATTTCTGAATATAATTGGAGCGGTAGAAAGTCCAATCAACCCATTATTTGTATTTACATTAAATGTTTTTGGATTTCTGTTTTCTCTATTTTGATAATTATAAAATACTCCCCAAGAATATTTCCCATAGAATCCAAAACTATTAATACCTACATTTACATCAATTGGATAACCAGAAGGTCCTGGAGCAAAATTGCATCCAACTGTAACTATACCAGAATTAACATCTTTTATTACTCTTTCTACTCTATAAACACCATCAATAAAAGTTGTAGCAGTTCCAATTCTAGATAATGGATAATTTGCCATTCCTCCAATACTTGTAGTAATTCCAGTCAATGCGTGCCCGCAAATAGAATTACTTTCGGTAATTATAAAGTAATCACCAATATCTAATCCACTAAAATTTACACCGTAAGAATTCAGAGAAGAGTAACCAATTCCCAATGATGTATTATCATAAGTTTCGGTTTTTAATGCAAAATCAATTGTAGAACTTCCTACAGAAATATTTACAATATTCCCAAAATCACCTTTTGCCCTAATAGTATAAATTTTTTCCGAAGTTGTTACATCACTTTCAACAAAAAATGGAATTTCAGAATTTTCTAAATATCCAAACCCACCATCAATTATATCAATTGATGAAATTGATCCATCAATTATATTTGCATTAAAAATCGGATAATGGAATTCTGGTTCTGAATAAATTGTAGTTCCAGCATATCCAACTGCTATTATTCTTCCATTTTCTCCCAAAGAAGGAGA